GGATATAAAAGAAAAAAATTTGTATCAACCAATAATAATTATAAAAGTTTATTAGGATCATAATGAGCAGATTTGAAAAAATAATTAATAAAGCAATTAAAGATCCAAAAAATATTTTATTTACTAAATATAAAGTTTCTCCAAAAAATGTACAGTTAATAAAAGAAGCTTCTGACATTAAAAAAAAATATGGAAGAAATACCACAAGAGCTACAGCAATTAAAAAAGGATATAAAAGAAAAAAATTTGTATCAACCAATAATAATTATAAAAGTTTATTAGGATCATAATGTTAGAAAAAATTAAAAAGATATTTAAAAAAAAACCAAAAGTAAAAGCAAAAGCAAAACCTAAAAAAGTAGAAGAGGTTTTAGTATTAGCAGAAGATAAAACTTTTGAAAACGAAGTTAAAAAACCAGAAGTTAAATCTGAAACAAAAGAAACAAAATCAGAAACAACTTCATCATTAACCTTTGGAAAATAATATGGGATCAGTATTTAGACCATCACCGCCACCAACTCCACCTGCTCCAACTCCAACTGCACCAGAAGTATCACAGGCAACAGCAACAAGTATGGATGGTTATGATGCAAGAAAGACTAAAGCAAGAGGTAGATCAACAACAATTATGACAAGCTCTAAAGGTGTACAAGATGAAACATTAACATTAGGTAAGAAAAGTTTATTAGGACAATAATGGCAAGAACAGATTTAACTAAAGGATTACTATCTAGGTACGAAAAACTAGAAGGTCAAAGACAAAACTGGGAAACGCATTGGCAAGAAGTTGCAGATTATATGCAACCAAGAAAAGCTGATGTTACTAAACAAAGAGCTAGAGGTGATAAAAGAATGGAACAAGTCTTTGACTCATCACCTATACAAGCAGTAGAATTATTATCAGCATCATTACATGGTATGATGACTAATCCATCTACACCTTGGTTTACTTTAAGATTCAAAGATGAAGATATTGATAATGAAGATGAAGCAAAAATTTGGTTAGAGTCTGCAACTGAAGTAATGTACACAGCATTTAATAGATCAAACTTTCAACAAGAAATATTTGAATTGTATCATGACCTAATTACATTTGGTACTGCTGCAATGTTTATCGAAGAAGATGATGAAGATATTATTAAATTTTCAACAAGACATATCAACGAAGTATTTATTGCAGAGAATGACAAAGGTAGAATAGATACTATCTATAGAAGATTTAATATATCAGCTAGAGCTGCAATGCAAAAGTTTGGTGAAGCAGTATCTAGTGATGTACAATCTGCATTTAAAAAAGATCCTTACAAGGAAGTAGAAATATTACACGCAGTTTATCCAAGATCAGATTTTAATCCTAACAAAAAAGATAAAAAGAATATGCCATTTGAATCTGTGTATATTGAATTTAAAAATGGTAATGAATTATCTGTATCTGGATTTAGAGAGTTTCCATTTGTAGTACCAAGATATTTAAAAGCATCTAATGAAATCTATGGAAGATCACCTGCAATGACAGCATTGCCTGATGTTAAGATGTTAAATGAAATGTGTAAGACTACAATTAAAGCTGCACAGAAACAAGTTGACCCACCACTATTAGTTCCTGATGATGGTTTCTTATTACCAGTTAGAACTGTACCAGGTGGATTAAATTTTTATAGATCAGGTACAAGAGATAGAATTGAACCTTTAAACATTGGTGCAAACAATCCACTAGGTTTAAATATGGAAGAGCAAAGAAGAGATGCAATTAGAGCTGTGTTCTATGTTAATCAACTTCAATTACAACAAGGTCCACAAATGACCGCAACAGAAGTTATCCAAAGAAACGAAGAGAAGATGAGATTGCTAGGACCTGTATTAGGTAGACTACAATCAGAATTATTAAAACCATTAATTGATAGAGTGTTTGCAATACTACTCAGAAACAATATGTTACCACAAGCTCCAGAGTTTTTATCAGGTAGAGATATAGAAATAGAATATGTTTCACCTCTTGCTAAAGCACAAAAATCTACAGAGCTACAATCTATTATGAGAGCAATAGAAATATTAGGTTCACTTGCAAATGTAGCACCAGTATTTGATTATGTTAATTTTGATAATTTAGTTAAACACTTGGCAGACATAGTTGGTATGCCACAGAAATTATTAAAATCACAAAACGAAGTTAATGCTCAAAGACAACAAGCAGCACAACAACAAGAACAAATGCAACAAATGCAACAACTACAACAAGCTGCGAAAGCAGGAGGAGATATAGCACCACTAGCAAAAGCATTGCCAGACGAAGCAAGAGCTGTAGCAAATGCTGAAGTGGAATAGTATGGAAGAAAACAAACAATTAGAAAAAATAATTAACAGATTAAAAACAAATTATAAATACATATTCAATACAGACGAAGGCAAAGAAGTCTTGGTCGATCTTGAAAAAAGATGTCATTATCATTCTACCACTAATGTAAAAGGTGATAGCCATGAAAGTGCATATATGGAAGGTCAAAGGAGTGTACTTCTATTTATTAAATCAATGCTCCAAAAAGAAAATGAAAAAGGAAAATAACTATGTCAAGCGAACAGATAACACAGGAGACTGTGCATGTAGAAACAACGACACCTACAGAAACAGTAACACCAACAACACAACCAACTACTGAAACAAAACCAGAAGTTAGTACAACAACAACTATAACAACATCATCTTGGAAAGATTCTATAAGCGAAGCATATAGAAACGATCCTAACATTGAAAAGTTTACAGAGATAGATGCGTTAGCAAAATCTTATATCAATGCTACAAAAATGATTGGTCAAGATAAAGTTGTTATCCCAACTAATAATTCTACAGAAGAACATTGGGATGAAGTTTATGCAAAATTGGGTAGACCAGAGTCTGCTGATAAATATACTTTAGATGCTAAATCTGAAGTCGTAAACTTAGATGAAACTGCAATTAAATCTTTTGCAGAACAATCACACAAACTTGGTTTAAATAATAAACAAGCTCAAGGTATCTTGGAGTTCTATAAAAACAATATGGAAGGCACAGCTCAACAATCAAAGATTGATACTGAAACTGCTCAAGTTCAAGCTGAACAACAGTTAAGACAAGAGTGGGGTAGAGACTTTGAAGGTAAAGTAAAACAAGCGGGTGCATTAGCAAAAGCTAATATCAATCCAGAAGTTTTAGATATGACTTTACAAAATGGTACAAGACTTGGAGATCATCCAGAGATCATAAAAGGTTTTGCAAAGATAGCAGGTATGATGCAAGAAGATAAAATTGTTGCAACAGAAAGCGAAAATGCACAATCAGTTAATAATATTGAAGAAGAAATATCTTCTATTGTTAATGATAGGAATGGACCTTATTGGAATAAGCAACATCCAGAACATGATAAAATGGTACAGCAAGTCTACACATTAAGAGAAATGTTAAATGCCAAGTGATAATAATCATCTTAATAATGAAGAGATAAGACTTGAAATATTAAGAATAGTTGTTGAATCAGGGTCTACATTTCAAAAAGAAAAACCCTTGCTAATCTGTGAAAACTATTATAAATGGATTAAAGGTAAGACAATTCGTAAGAACCTTACTGGCAAGAAGGAATAGACTCTAGTCTAACAGACTTTAAATGCAAGAGATGCCTACTATTTTTAGTGGAGAACCTTTCTGATTATTTTAACTTAACAATAATATGGAGAGACAATCATGTCGACAAATATAACTACAGCTTTTGTACAGCAGTATTCTGCTAACATACAAATGCTATCTCAACAAATGGGATCGTTATTAAGAGACAAAGTCAGACTAGAAAGCGTTGTAGGAAAAAATGCTTTCTTCGATCAAGTTGGCTCAGTAACTGCTGTTGAAAAAACTAGCAGACATTCAGACACTCCACAAATAGATACTCCTCATGCGAGAAGAAGAGTATCTCTTGCGGATTATGAATTTGCTGATCTAATCGATCAACAAGACAAAGTAAGACTCTTAATCGATCCAACTTCATCTTATGCTCAAGCCGCTGCTATGGCAATGGGAAGAGCTATGGATGATGTGATCATTTCTGCTGCACTAGGTACTGCGTTTACTGGTGAGACAGGATCAACAAGCACAGCTAATGCGAATCAAATCGTACATGGTTCTGCTGGTTTAACTATTACTAAATTAAGACAAGCTAAAGAAACTCTTGATTTGGGTAGTGTAGATCCATCTATACCAAGACACATCATAGTATCTCCGAAGCAGATCACTGATCTTTTAGGAACAACTGAAGTTACAAGTTCAGACTTTAACACTGTCAAAGCATTGGCAAATGGTGAAGTCAACTCGTTTCTTGGGTTTAATTTCATTGTATCAAACAGACTAGCAAAATCTAGTACAACTAGATCTTGTATAGCTTACGCACAAGATGGAATCGCTTTAGGTGTTGGCAAAGATGTCAATGCTAGAATAGACGAAAGAAGCGACAAGTCTTATGCCACTCAAGTGTACTACTGCATGAGC